GGCAGCAGCCGCCCCGGAAGCAAAAGATGCCGCGCCGCCAGCAGCACCAGCAGCAGCCTCGACAGTCTTTGCAGCAGCAAGTGCCGTGTGAGCCTCGGCAGTAAGCAGTACCACCTTTCGATATGCGTCGTACCCTTCGGCAGCTTGACGCACCAAACGGATCGCCCCGGTGAAAACCTGAGTAGTCCCCTGGATGGTTAAAAGTGCATCAGTGAGTTTTTTCAGGTCTGTTTCGCCGACCAAGCCCAGATACTTGAACCCGTTGGCGAACCGCATCAGTGCTTCGGAACCCTCGGAGAATGCCGAGACAACCCGACCGACCGACATGCCGATTCGTTCGTTCCGTCTTGCAGCCTCCGAAGCCATGCGTTCGTTTTCAGCATCGATTCGCCGGATGCCAGCAATCTGATCAGCGACCTGTTTTCTTCGTTCCGATTCCGTTGCCTTGTTGAATCGATCGTCAGCCTTTTGACGGTTCTCGATTGCAGCGACAGCCTCTTTTTCCAGTCGCTTAACGTCCTGGATTTCATCGTCGGTGATTTCCTCCGACTGTGCCGAGGCTTTGTTTCGCAACGCTTCGAGCGCAGCATGGTACCGGCCCATCGCTTGGAGCTCTTCATCGAGCGCCTGAGCGACTATCTTTTTCTCTCGATCGTAAGTCGACTCGGTTTTTGCTGACTGCTCGTCAAGCAGTTCTTGGATCGACATAGCCGAAACGTCGCGCTGCTTCGACTCAGCATCGGCAAGCGTTTGCAGCCGGTCGGCCTGCGCCTTGACGAACGCATCGTACCCTTCGTTGCTCTTAGCCAAAAAAGCTTGGAGTGCTGAATCGTCTTGGTGCGTTTGAGCCGAAGCGGTTTTGATTTCACCGAACGCAGCCGTCCAGGTTTTAACGATTTCCTCGGCAGACTTTTCAGCCGTCGCAAGGACCGTACTTGTCGCCGAGGCAACCTTGGTTTGAGCACCGATGATCGACTCAAAAAAAGCATCAACGTTTGTTTTCGCTTGCGCGTCAACGTTGGCTTTTAGGTTGAAGATCACCCCACGTTCTGCATTTTCAGCCACGTGTGATTGCTCCTAAGATCATGGTTTCCATCGTCGATCGATCCACTCGCTGTTCGATTTCCCGAAGCTGTCCGAACGTCTCAGCAAGCCACCAATCGGCCCGTTCTGCTTCGTTCAACATCGCCCCGCCAGTTGATCGCGATGCAAGGTACAAAGTGATCACCGCCTCTTGTGTAGCGTTCAGGTCCGGCTTGTCATTGTAGTGACCCTTTGCGCACCCGATGGAAGCTTCGCAGGGTGTTTTGTGCAGCCGCTTGGCGTAGCCTTTGCCGTCCCTGGCCTTGATCGGTTGGCCGGTTTCCTCATTGAACATAATCTGTCGGCATATTTCGCAAGACCTCGCTGCTAGTGCAGGATTCGTAAGTCTCAGCAAAAATGCCGACGTTATTTTTTTTGCTCGCCCTCGGCGGTTCCTGTCTCGCCGGTTGCCAGATACTCCGGTGGAATCGGATCGGAAGGTTCTTGCTGAATGATGATGAAGTAGGTCTTGAGCAAAATCGGGTGCATCAACGCTTTGATATTCTCGACGTTGACCGGCTCGCTGTATTCCCACTCCTGCAGATACTGCGCGACGAAAGCCTGCATCGACTCGACCAGCTTTTCGATGTCGGTTTCCTTCTTGAATGCCTTGTGTTGCCTCTCGATTGAGACCGCATCGGCTCGTCGGAAACGAAAGAAAATCTGTGGGTGCAGGCCCTCTTGAGCCTTTATGAACGCAGGAAACGCAACGCCAGCACGAACGAAAGGTGAACCCATAGCGACCTCAATAAAAAAAGGGGACTGAAAGCCCCCTGAGTATACCCGCTGAAATTCAGCACGCTATGACTTAACGATGTGCAATTGGTTGTCACCGGTCGCCGTACCGGTGTTCGTCTTTCGAGCAGCCTCGAACGTCAGCGGTTGATTGATCCGGCCCCGGCCCGGAACAGTCGGCCCACCGGCCATGTACTTGAGATTCCCGAAGTTGAACGAATAGGTAGTCGTCCCATCGGTCACCGCCAGCGAAGCCTCAGCTCCGGCCAAAGCCGCATCGTACAAAGCATTCGTATCAGAACGGTATGCTGTCTGGACCGAAAGCTGAACCCCGAAATCTTGCGACTCAAATCGTGTTGGAGTCAGCGAGTTTTCGTACTGGTTCGGATCGAGCATGTTGTCGATCAGCAGCCGGAACGACTGCATTTTGTAAGCCGTTCCACCGTAGGTCAGCGTGCAGTCAGCAAAGGTGAATGCAGTCCCGCACTCAGGAACCGGTGTCGCTGGGTACGTCGATCCGAAGACTTCTTCGAGCTCCCCGACACAGGACACGTTCCAATTGAGGTACTGCGATTCCTGTCCTGAGATTTCAAGCGAAGTGATGCGCAACTTGTTGTAGATAAAAATTCCAGCCACCTTGTCAAGCAAGGCATTCCACGAAAGGATCGTCTCGGCAGGAACGTAGGGCGATGCTCCAACGTGACCGATCGCCCGGGTCAGAAACCAGTCGATTTCCTGAACGCCGAAATTCCCGGAGATATTCCCACCGCATTTGTCCGTCACCGTCCGAGATCGACAGCTAGCCCTCTGCCTTGTCCCTCGGTGGCCCTGGTGCATCAGGTTCGTTCGCTGACCGACCAGGGAGCATTCGTTGAACGCTACGCTGATCCCGTTGCCCCAGGTTAGATTATCGTGAACGATCAGACGGCTTGAAGTGGCTTGCGACATTTTGGTTTCCCAAAGAGGTTTAGAATTTCCTGAATTCTATCCTCGGTCTGCTCACTCAGGACGACCGTAAACCGGGATGCTGTCGCGCATGTGCAGAACCTTTTCCCCCGGTGCTGGGAATCGATCGCTCGGGATGGCAGAGCTTTCATTTTGGAAACATGCTTTATAAAGCTTGATCGCCTCCTGCTCGGTATCGCAGACGGCAAGCCGCCCGTTGACGATCCACACTCCATCGATTGTGGCCTTGGTTTCTGTCTGTTCAGCGGGAGCAAGACCTGTTTCGATCGTCCCCGATACCTCGATTGTGGCCTTGGTTTCGGTCTGTTCGGCAGGGACCAGACCGGTTTCAACCAGTCCGGATACCTCGATAACCGAGTCAGGTTTTGGAAACGTTTCCAAGATCGGTTCTGTTTTTTCAACGTTTTCATTGGTCATAGCAATTTAGAATCCAAACGGTTCATGGTGCATTCGATCGTGACAATACATGAGCTTACATCGTAGCCGGCCTCGAATGCCGGATCAATGAACACCGGAGCAAACTTGACCCCGATCGACTGAATTTTAGTCGAAGGGAACTTCCCTAAAGCCGTCGCAGCATCGAGCGCAGCCTGAGCCGTGGTGCGGATTGACACCGGCATGTTTGCGTGAGACTTGTTCTCGAAAATATTCTCGATCCGTTCGATTGACCCGAGGTGCGCTTCCATTCCTGCGACCAGATCCCCGTCCGCAGGGTCCGAGACCGAAACCAGGAACCGATAGGCTCGCGTGTCCTGGGAGTTCTCGTTCGTGAGTTCCTCGGTCCCCAGTGGAGACACCCTCCCACCAGGATCCCAGGTCCGGCCCCGATTGTAGGGTTTTTTGCGGAGCGTGAATGCTCGCGCCGTCAGGTCAGCGTCGGCATTTAGGACCGCGACAATCGCATCGCCAAGTATTTTTATTCTCGATCCGAGCATCGTTTTTCCACCAGTTTGTTGTCGTCAGGGTGCCAAAGTTGCTGTTTGTTGATCCGTCGCAAAATCAAGACATCTACCTTTTCCAGGCTACCAGCTCGGGCAGACGTAGGGCGAGGAATTTCAGTTGGGTCAGGTTCCAACTCCAAGTAATCTTGTCGCGACTTCGTCCGCGAATCTTTCATGTAGTTGGTCGACATAATCACCCTCCAGCCATAGGAACGGTCGTGCAGGAATCGGCCTTGGTCCGTCGGTCCCGTACTGTTGATAGGGAGCATAAAAAAGCGACGTTCCAATTATTGCTTCGGTTTGCGTGATTTCCTCTATCCTGTTTGCAGATCCCGATTGAGTGACCGCCGCCTTCATTGCACCGGTCAGAATCAACAACGGATGCACACCATGCAGCGCGATCGTCATCGGAGAATGCGGAGGCCACTGACCGTATGGGGCTCGGGTCTGATCAAAGTTCGATGCAAATCCCTCGTGCAAAATATCAAGCACCGCAGTAAAGACCGGAGCGAAGTCGAACGATTGCAAACGCCCGATGGTTTGCTCGACTTCATCGACCAGTAAATCGATCGAAATGTCTTTCATTCCTTGGTGCTCTTTCGGACCATGCAACGCCACTGAGAAAGGTCAGCGTTGCGTTTTTTGCTCTTGATAATCCAGTCGAAGTCAAACGCTGTGAACTTGTCCCCAGGTTCCGGCTCGATGATTGTGTTGGTCGTGTCAACGAGCGTTTCGGCCCAAACAACGAACGTCATATCGTCCGGCTCATATCCAAAAGTCGAAGCAGCAACCGCGACCTCTCGATCAGTCAAAGCCGATCGTTTTGCCTTGGCAACGTTCGCCGATGCGGTCCGGGTCGTGTAGCGTTGGGGCCCGAACGCGAACGTCAGATCTTCGATCCCGTCGATGTACAGCCAGTCGCCTTGGTAGTCGACCGAAAGCAGATTTGGTACGTTCCCCGATCCAGGAGTCGGTGGGGGTCCACCGCCCGAGCATCCGAAGAAATCGCAAAAGGTAGTGACGACAGGCATGCTTAAACCTTGGTAATCGTTACATCGATTTGGTTCGCTGGACTGTTCCAGCGTTGAATGTCACCGTATTTGAACAGATTGACCGTGATTTTGGTAACTGCTGATGCAGCGATTTTGTCGCCTGTGATTGCATCAGTCGTAATGGAAGCAGCGTTGATCCATCCAGCCGGCGCGTTTGCCCCAAGCGATGTAAGCCAATTGCCCTTGCCGTTCAAAGCACCATCCGCAATCGATCCTGCATCGATCGCACCGTCAGCGATTGACCCCGCATTGATCCAGTTTACAGGCGCGCTTGCCCCGAGAGTCGTAAGCCAGTCTCCCTTGCCGTTCAGCGCACCGGCAGCAATCGCAGCCGCAGTCAGCACCCCGTTCTGGAAGGCATGAATGTCAGCGCTGATATGATTCGAGCCTGTGACCTGGACCTCGCGATTGTTGTTCACGCCGATAACCCACCGATCGCCGAAAGAACCATTGACCCAGCCGCCCCCTGGCATAGAGTTCATGATCGTATCGCGGATCGTCGCAGCCGTTGGAATGTTACCGACAGCCGCAGGAGATGCAGGCAATCGAGTATCGATCGCATTGACCGTCGATTGGACCAGTTGCAGCACAGTCAACGAATCGTAGTTCACAACCGAACCGACCCACTCGATGTACCGAGCCTCCGACGACACCGCGCCGCTGACAGTGATCCGCAGGCTTTCCGATGCGTGCGTCGATGGCACCGAGTAGGTGAACGTGTAGCGACCCGTCGAAGGATTCGAGACCGCCGAAAGATTCCCCGACCGACTCGTACCAGCAGCATTCACAGCCGCCAGCGTTGGGCTTGCATCGAGGTTGACCAGCTTATCCTCATCGTCCTTGACCACCAATGTGAAAGCGTAGACCGTGGTTCCTGCTTCTGGAATTTCAAGCAACGGAGAACCGAACAAATTCATCTTTGCAGATAAATTGTTGAGGTTGAGAATATTGGTGTTGACCGTCGAAATTGCAAAATCGAGGTTTGCCAATCGCGGATCCGTGCTCAACAGCGGAGTTGTTGGAATCGCATCGACGCTGGTTTGCGTTGCCCTGCTGCTTACCGTTGCGTTGAGGTTATCAAGAATCCATTTACCGATGGACCCAGCAGCCGACAGGCCAGAAGTTAACGCATCCCAAAACGATTGAATCGCTCCTGCTGTGAGTGTTGCTACCGTCACTTGACCGCTTGCATTGCCGGTTGGAAGTGCTCCGTTCGTTCCTTGCGCTACGTTTGGTATCGACGTAAGACCGAATCGAACCGAATCCTGGTAATCCACCGCATCAAGCTCGATCTCAATGAGCACTGAAAGCATATTGGTCACGCCGCGAATCCGGCATAAAACCACGCTAGCACCGGACGCAAATGCCGCATCGGGAAAATCGACTTCGTAAGCACCCGATAGCGATCCATCCGCCACGATGCCGCCCGATAGGTAGCTACCCAGGGTCTTTCCTGCTTGCGGGGTTACGCTCGTCCAGGTCGATTGCCCTGATCGTCGATACTCCAACACCAACCCACTAGATGCCGACGTTACGCCGCTCAATCCGCCGCCCGTTGTGCTCGATGTATCGGCGATGAACACCGGCAGAGAAACCGAAGTTAGGCCACCTTTGAATTTTCGCTTCACGCTGAATAGCCTCCGCTCATGGCTCTGGGTAGTATCAATCCGCCGCCGCTACCGCCTGCCGCCGCTTGATAGCATCCGACATCGAGGAATCCTGTATTGCCGCCTAGAATCGACCCAGGAAACCCAGCGGACCGAAGCAAAGCACCTCCACCGGATGTGTTATTAAGGGTGAAATCTAGATTCGTCGAGTCAGTAAAAGGATTCGCCGTTAGGTTGATTTGCCCGATTTCAACTGCACTGGTAAACCTGTTCGCGCCGCTAGTATTGTTCCAATTAGCGTTATTGAATGCGGGCATCCCGTTAGGGCTAGATCCACCGAGCGAATAGCCGTGGAGCGTGTTCGATGTCGCTATGCAGTTGCCGATGATTCCGATGTCGTAAGATAGATCGAAACCGTAGTTCGTGTTTCCGT